GTGAGGGTGGTCAAAAGGTTAGTAGATTTATGTTTTTCATGGTTAACAATCAACCCGAAGCGTCGGGTTTTTAATATCGCAGGATGGAGCAGTCGGTAGCTCGCGAGGATCATAGCCTTGAGGTCGTGTGTTCGAGTCACACTCCTGCAACTAAGTAACGATTGAAATCATCAATTTTAAACTTTAAAAATCATGGATAGAGAATCACTCAGACCATTAGTAGAAGCACAGTATGGCGAATCACGCATCACAGTGCTCAGCGAAGAGACTATTAACGCAGAGTTGGATGACGCGCTCGAAGGAATCACCGAAGACAGTCAGGCCGATGAAGCATTCTGCAAACGGATTGCCAACCGTCTGATTCGTATGAACGGAAACGTTGCAAAAGAGGCAGGCACCCAGATTAACGACTGGAAGAAAAAGCATCCGCAGCAGACCCCTCCGAAGCCGAAGCCCAATGAGCATCAGGAAGAGGATGAGGATGACCCGAAACTCAAAGCCTTGAAGGATGAGATTGACGGTCTTAAGAAGTCTCTCAAAGAAAAGGACGAAAAGGCAGCAAATGATGCTGTTATCGCCCAGGTCCGCAACAAGCTTAATGAGACGTTCAAGGAAGGGAAAATCACCCCTAACTCGTATTTCGTCAACGCTACTATTGCCAAGATTAAGCTCCCTAAACTCGAAGAAGGTCAGACTCACGACATTGACAAACTGGCAAAGGACGCAGAGGAAGCCTACTATCAGGAGTTGAAGGATGCTGGTATCAAGTTCGAGCGTCCCCGCAAGGGTCAGGAGCATCGTACCGACGGACCAGACAAGGAAGCTCTCGCGAAGCGTGAGGCCTTCAAAGCCAAGATGCGTGCTCGCGGCAAGCTCCCAAAACCCGAAGAGAAGAAATAGTTCTTTAGGGTAAAAAGATTTTTCAGGTAACATTATTCATTAACATTTCAGTTATGGGCTATTACAACAGAGGAACGGACAATACCATGTCTCAGCAGACCCACTCAATCGGTGGTGGTAACGTTGAGTGCTGGATTGACGTTGACAAGATTATCCATATCGGTCGAAAGATTGATTTGGCTAAGCAAGGCTTCAAGGCAGGTGATGTTATCCCTGCTGGTTCCATGGTCCACTTTGACAACGAAAGCGATTATTGCGAAGTTATCAAGGCTGACGCTGGTGCTGCCAAGCTAAAGACTGTGAATGGCATGACCCGTCATGACATCAAGATTGTTGAGGGTACGTTCTACGCATCCACAGCTATTGTTACGTCGGGTAAGTGCTGGGGTGATGCCACTGATGTTCCTGCCAGTGTCGAGGCACAGCTGCCGAACATTGAGTTCGTCCGCTTGCGCAAAGACGCTCGCGAGGCATACGGCATCGAGTAACTAATCTCTAAAAGGTATTCAATTATGATACGCGACGCACAATTTTACGATTTTATTGCTCAGGGCCTTGCCTCTATGGGCTATGTAGACGGTGGTCACGCCTCTCTGCAGATGTATCTTGACGATATGTTTGCCGAGAAGTGGAATGCCGAAGCTACCTATGCTCAGATGGGCTTCCCCTTGGATCCGGACATTCGCCTGAATCCTACTTACGAGCAGATTGAGGCCGTCATCCGTCCTTACACGATGGCTGCCTACGTGGACTACGATTCTGACGGTCCTTCTAAGAGCGTTGACGGTGCAACCCTCAAGACTGGTGAGATTAACATCTTCAAGCATGAGGTGTACCTTGACCGTAAGAAGATTCGTGAGAAGATGGCTCTCATTGACATGCTGGGTGGCATGCGCCAGGATATTGTTGATGCAGTGATGAATCTTTTCTTCACCGCTTCCGACTCTCTGATTGGTGGTAACTTCAACACCGTTCAGTTCCAGCGTCATCAGATTGTTGGTAACGAGGGTAAGCTCGTCATCGACGGTATTAACAACCCCTACGGTCTGCCGTTCGAGATTGACTTTGGCGTTCCTGCCAAGAACAAGAAGACCAGCACTTGGTTCTACAAGGATGGTCAGGGCAACGTAGTTCAGGTTTCCGGCATTGGTAAGGGTGTCAACCCAATCACCGTTTGTCAGAAGATCGTCGAGGATGCAGAAGAGAACGATAGCATGCCTGCCGGACACTGGGAGTGCTCCAAGCGCACCAAGCGCGACCTTCTGGCTATGCCTTTCTTCCGCGAGCTGTTTGCTGTTGCTCAGCGTCCCGACATCACGAAGGACACTCTGCGCATCTCATGGTCTTACACTCAAGATGAAGAGCTGATTTGGAACTATATCCAGCAGCGCATCGGACGCATCGAGGTTGTTGACAAGGTAGGTGCAATCGAGTTTATTGACCCACGCACCCATAAGGCTGCATACCACAACCTGCAGGCCTTCCGCGAGGGTGTTCTGGTGTACATTCCTGATGGTGACATCGGTACTACCCAGAGTGGTAAGCTCGTTGCTATTGACAGTGGTAACACTCGCACCGCCTTCATCGACGGTGGCCGTACCATGTTCCGCGAGGTTCGCAACGGCGAGAAGATGTGGATCAAGGTTAAGTCTGAGTCTCAGACGATGTGTGTTCCTAACCTCACTCGCTGGTTCTACTACCTGAATATCATGGGCGAGGCTCCAGTAGAGCCGACCTACACCTATACCAAGGTGACCGATACTGAGGGTAAGAATCCTGTTCAGGAGGGCTGGTACGTTCAGTCTGACGGTGGCTTCGTTCTGTCAACCGATACCGAGGTTGTTGAGGGTACTGACTACTACGTACGCACACAAAATTAATAAGGTGTAGGCAGGTTGGCAACAGCCTGCCGCACCTTCTCTAATATTTGCCCGTATGGATAACGAAAGTGGAGAGAAGAAGGTCAGAACAGTCAGAGACTATGTTTTTGGCTGTGTGAATTTCCAAATATCTGACGAAACAGCAGAACACATCTGCGACGAACGAGGGATAGACCCAGACAAGACGTTTGATGAACTATTCCCTAAGCCCGAAGCTGACGCTCCGGACGCTGTAGCTGATGATGAAAACGTCATCGAGCCGAAGCGTACGAAGGAACTTCTGAAGGCCGACCTTTACGTATGGATTTGTATGGGTCCTACAAAGGTCAACTCCACTTCTGACTCTGATAACGGTTGGAGCCATTCCGAGGGCGGCTATCAGTTGACGGATGAAGATAAAGACCGCATGCTTGCTTACGCCAAGTCTATCTACGAAAAGTATGACGAAGAGTTTGACTACGATGACTCTGTTGAGGTAAATGTAAGCAGCTTTGGGATTCAGCCCTGTGACTACAATGAGGCTGGTATTCCGCTTCCACATGAAGTTGCACTATGAGGAAGATTAAGGTCAGTAATCCGCGATACCCTCACTCTATCAAGATAGTGAGACGTGAAATGCCAGACAGGTACTCCGAGGGAGGGCTTGGTGAGCAGATTGTCTATGAGGGTATAGGCCGCAGCTATACAGACACCACGACAACGGGAGACGCTAAAGTTGACAGCAACAAGCGCAAGGCCAGCATTCCAGTTCGCTTTGACGAGTGGAACGGCCTGATACCAATGTCTGGTGACGTTCTGATAGTGGTAAAAGGTAATATCACCGAGGAATGGGAAGTCAAAGACTTCGAGCCGGACAACAACCGTAGTGTAATTTATGGAGAAATGAACCGAAATGCCAATATGGAGTAGCGTTTATGGCAGTACGCAGAAGCAGTATCAAGCAAGTCTATGATAATCTCCGCAAGAATGCCTACAACAAGGCACAGCGTGAAATGCTGAGAGCGTTGCCATCGGTCATGTCTGAGATACATGACTTTGCCCGTGAAACAATGGAAGAGCTGAAAATGTCTGACATGACGGGTAACTACATCAACTCATTTGGCATTGCCTTATACAGGAATGGCAGGTTTGTGGGCTGTGCTACCAGCAACGATATTGAAGGGGAATCACCCATTCAGTTGACGCTTGCAGAAGGTGACAAGTTTCTCAAGGGCCGTCAGCGTTATGACGGAAGCACCCAGGAACACACCTTCAAGGCACCCGAAGGTATGCGTCACATCTTAGCTGATGCAGAAGTGGTGAGGTGGCTGAGCAGATACGCTCCAAGGGTAAAGAAGGGTCAGGAATCGTTAGCGTATAGAGTGGTTACCGTTGTCGATTATGCCAAGATGGTAGGCGGCAATAAGGTTCTTTTACAGATAGCCGATGACATTGAAGGTCGTGGTGGTGACATCAGAGAGTTTAGGTTTGCATGATTATGATTACTCCAGAGGACATACTTGAGACAATGGATAAGGAAGCGCAGAGGGTGTGCGCGAAGACGTTCCTGCAGGAGCGTCCCAATGCCACTGACGAGAAGCTGACTGAGTTTATCGTCGTTTCCCTTCCATACTCTACCGTCAACAAGACTCTTGGCGAGGCTGATGACTGGTGGCTGGATATTACCGTTGTCTTTGAGATATTCGTTGCTGACAGGAAAACCCGAAGTAATCCGAAGGAGTTCAATCAGCCAGCCATGAAGCGTCTGAGAAATGCACTGATGGAGGTTTTTCCTATCGTCGTGCCTAATCAGTTCAAGATAGACTTTCCTCGAACGGTCATTCCTGCATCGAGCGACGGACACGGCTACCACTATACGCGCATACAGGCAAAGATGACAACGATGGTTTAAATAATTTATTCACTTTTAAAAGTTTACTGATATGAAGACAAAAGCTCAATTAGCAGACAAGTTCAGTGGCCCCAGCTCATTGCTCTATCAGAGTGGTATACTGGAAATCACAACTGACCAGGAAACAGGTGTAAAGTCTTTCACCGCCACTCCCGAGCTGGACGTTCCCTGTAAGGTTGACTCCCTGAATTTCGAGCAGGGTGAGGCCGAAGTGGAAGAGTATAAGGTTATCGGTCTTTCTGGCGCATGGATCACTGACTCCGAGCCGGGTGACATCGACCTTGGCTTCCGCGTTCCCTCTATCTCTGGGGACATCCTCAAGCTGGCCTTTGGTGAGGACGCTGTTAGTGCAATCACTGGTAAGGTTGACGACGTGGACTACGAGGGTCTGGCCCTTATCCTCAAGAACAAGAAGGTTCAGGGTACTTGGATGATTGTCAACAGTGCCAAGGACCGCATCATGATTATCAACAACACGGCTCTGTTTGCCAGCCTCGTTCTCGACAGCGACGCAAAGGGAGTTATTGCTGTTGACTTCAACGGTTCTATTGAGACTGACGGCACCAACCCAGACGTTATCTTCTTGAAGAAGAAGACCAACTAAGCTACGCCCTGCCAAGACAGGGAGTAGTGAAGAAACCGAGTGGCGGGCGGGCATTCCGCTTCGTCACTCTTTTCTTTTAAAAAGTGGCATAAAAAAGATAAAACCATAAAAGAAGAAAATAAGAA